ATTAATCAAAGCAGAAACTGAACCTAAAGCAGACAAGTGGGAAAAAATTTCTTTTCCAGCAATCTTAAACGAGGACAGTGAGCCGAGACCCGTGTGGCCTGAATATTGGGCACTCGATGAATTAGAAAAAGTTAAGGCGTCATTATCCATACGTAATTGGTCTGCTCAATACATGCAGAATCCAACTTCAGAAGAAGGAGCTTTAATAAAACGAGAGTGGTGGAGATCTTGGGAAGACGATGAGCTTCCACCTTTGCAACATGTGATACAATCTTATGACACAGCTTTCATGAAAAAAGAATCTGCTGACTATAGTGCAATTACAACTTGGGGTGTATTTCGTGAAACCGAAGATAGTCCACCTAATTTAATTTTAGTAGATGCATTAAAAGGTAGATACGAATTTCCTGAGTTGCGTAGAATCGCGCTCGAACAATACGGCTACTGGAATCCAGAAACAGTTATTGTTGAATCTAAAGCATCTGGTCTGCCACTAACTTATGAGTTGCGTAAGATGGGTATACCTGTTATAAATTTTACACCTAGTAAAGGCAACGATAAGCACACTAGGGTTAACGCAGTGTCACCGATGTTTGAGTCGGGACTGATATGGGCGCCCAAAGAAATGGAGTTTGCACAGGAAGTTATCGAAGAATGTGCTGCTTTCCCTTACGGAGATCATGACGATTTAGTCGATTCCATGACCCAAGCGTTAATGAGGTTCAGACAAGGTGGGTTGATTTCTCACCCTGAAGACTATATAGATGAACCAACTATTAAAAAACAAAGGACATATTATTAATGGAATCATACGCAGACGTTATTGACGCTTACGAATCTGGTGTAGGAGTTTTGGAAGGAGAATCCTTGACTGATTACATAAAAAGAAATAATATACAAATTCAAGATTCAACAAGTAGTAGACCTATGGAAGAACAAGGCATCATGCAAGCCTCAACAAGAACTATTGATCCCACAGTTACAATGGAAGAAGTTGTAATAGAATTCATCAAAGAAAATGGAAGAAAACCAAATAGCATTGATGAACTAAAAGAATTTTATTTTGAAAAAATGGGTGCTACAGAAAATGTAAATCCATCAATGGCCTCAGCTCCAGGTTCATACAGTGATGACGAAATTCAAATGTACGAGCAGTACAAATACGACATGAACGAACAAAGACCTGGAATGCCAATCATGGAAATAGATGATTTCTTAAGAATGGAATTAGGCGGCGCAAGAATGGGTGTTCAAGCTGGAGGATTACCAGGTATCTTAGGAGTTTAAATTGAAGCTCCATCATTACAACGAAGCCTACGCATGGATGGTTAGGCGAGAAAAATTCGCTAACGGTACACCCGAACCAAAACCCGAACGAACTTTTGCTGACAAACTTAAAACATTAAAAGAAGTTTCAAGAGGCATTGCCCCTGAATCCAGACTCCGGTTGCTAGATTATTTTATCCAAGAAGCTTTAGAAAAAAATCAAATCACCAAGGATCAGGCATCAGGAATCTATGAACAACTTTCACAAGATAAAGATAAAATTAGAGAACAGATTGATGCTTATGATAGAGTAAATTTTTCAAAAGGTAGTGAGGGAGTAGGATACGAAGGAAGATTCAATTATCAAAAGGCAGTAAAAGATGCAAACTTTAAAAAGTTAGTAGACAATATTTTTAAGACGGAAGATTTTGGAAACTTTAAAGCTAAAGTTACGGACGCTCAAATAAGAGCGGCAGAGAGAGCTGGTAAAGTTAGAAAAGGCACAGGTGTTATTCCTGCACAATACATAGCTCAATTTAATAAAGCAATAGAAGCCGGAGTTGATTCCCCTGAGTTTAAAGAGATACTAAAAATTACTGGAAGATCAGAAGATGAACTTTTAGAATTAAATAATAAAAGACCAGGTGGTAAAGTTGCTTTTGATGTAAGATCTAAAGCCGCTGAAGAATCTTTCCCTGAAGAAAGAAAACTTACAGAAGAACAAAAATTAGAAAAACAAAAAAAGGTAAAAGCAAAAAGAGGAGATAGATTAGAAATAACAACTGGTAAAGCAAAAGGTTTAAAAGGATCTGATAAGTTTCCTTTTCACCACATTATGAATATAGGTGGTGAAATACCTTTAACTACAAATGACGTTGCAATAGTTACCAAAGAGATGAACTCTAGACTTGCACCTTATAATACAAAATTAAATGACATTGCAGATGGGATTAGAGAAAATACTAAATTAGCTTTTGAAGCTGCTTCTTCCAAAAACGAAGCAGACAGTTTAAAATATTTAAAACGTGTTGATCAATTAAATGATAATGCAGAACAAATAGTTAAAAAAGCAGTTAAAGAATTACCAAAAGAATACAAACAATTAATTGGTTTTAACAAAGCATATCCAGTAACAAATGAGTATGGTTTTCCCATAGATGAAAAACTTCGTGTTGAAAGAGTTGGAGGAGTAGATACTAAAGTTAGAGGAAAAAATTTAGCAGATTTAACAAGCGAAGAAATAACTGCCCTTAAGAAAAAAATAAGCGCTGACATAGAAGTAAATGAAAGAAGTATATTAAGTAAATTAGGTAAGGGTGCAAAAGTAGTTGGAAAGGTATTTAAACCTTTAGGATACGCACTAGGAACTGGTGCAGTTTTTAAAGCAAATGCTTTAGCTGAAGAAAGAGGTATTGATTTAAAACCTATAGATTATGTCTTTGCTATGGAGTCAGGAGATGCAGAAGTTGCTCTTAACAATGCTAAAAGAAGAGTAGATCCAGAGTTTGCTGCACAGGAGCGAGCAAAGGATTTAGGACGTTTATCAGACGATTTTGAAGAAGTAGGACAATCAACATTTGGAAAGTACAATGACCAGATCAAAAACATCAAGCTACCCTAAGACTGATTTGTTGCCACCCAAATCTGGACCAACACCTCAGGGCTTGAATATTAATTATAATACTGTTAGAACAGTCAAATTGGAGAAAATAAATGGCAGACAAAATAGACAAGTCCTTGACGCAGAGTCCAAGAGGCAGCGTTAATATTCCAGGTCAGGAAGAAATAACCGAGGCTTTTGAACAAGAAATAGTATCACAAGAAGGTACAAAAGAACCTGTTGAAACTTTAGAAAACGAAGATGGATCCGTTACAATTGACTTTGATCCTAGTGCAGCTCAACCCGAAGGTGGTGATGAGCACTACGCAAACTTAGCAGAATTTTTACCAGACGAAGTATTAGACGAGTTAGGTTCTAACTTAACTCAAAAATATAATGACTATAACGCATCAAGAAAAGATTGGGAGCAATCTTATACAAAAGGTTTAGACTTACTTGGTTTCAAATACGATATGCGAACAGAACCATTTCAAGGAGCTTCAGGTGCAACACACCCAGTGTTAGCAGAAGCAGTTACACAGTTTCAAGCATTAGCTTATAAAGAATTATTACCAGCAAATGGACCGATCAGAACTCAAGTAATTGGTGCACCAAGTCCAGAAAAAACACAACAAGCAACACGTGTTAAAGATTACATGAATTACGAGCTCATGGAAAAAATGTCAGACTATGAGCCCGACTTTGACTCTATGCTCTTTTACCTCCCTCTTGCAGGTTCAGCGTTTAAAAAAGTTTATTACGATGAACTAGAAAAAAGAGCTATGTCAAAGTTTGTTCCGGCAGATGATTTGATTGTCCCGTACTCAGCTACCTCACTAGAGGATGCGGAGGCAGTCATTCACCGGGTTAAGATGTCAAAAAATGATTTAAGAAAACAACAAGTAAATGGTTTCTATTTAGATATAGAATTAGGTACACCTGGCTATCAAGAAAACGATGTTGAGAAAAAGGAAAGAGAATTAGAAGGAACTAAAAAAACACAAGATGAAGATATTTATACCTTAATTGAGTGTCACGTAAATTTAGACTTGGAAGGATTTGAAGATCAAGATCCTGACACGGGCGAGCCTTCAGGAATAAAAATTCCATACATTGTTACGATAGAATTAGCTACTAGAAAAATTTTATCTATTAGACGAAATTACGAAATTGGAGATCCGGACAAAAATAAAATAGATTACTTTGTTCACTTTAAATT